ATCGTCGGCAACAGGTATATCGGTAAAGTACATTCCTGTTGTATGTTTTTGTCCATTTGTTAACCGCGCAGGTGTGCCATCTAACAATTCTAAAATTTGAGAACGATTGCCAAAGTCCATGTCAATGTCTGGTAGGTTAATCATCCATAATTCCTTAAATAAACTTGTCTATATATTATTACTAAATTCTTTCTTAATGTCAATTTGTTTTAATTCTATTACAACAACTAGTAAGCTACTAGGGTAACATGTACTGCACACCGTCCCATGCTTCGACGGGGTGTATATCTAATATGTTTGTTGGATATCCGTTTAAATAACATACTTCAGTATTTTTACCAAAATCTTTTTCTACTAGGTAATCTAAATATGCTTGCTCATATATTACAAAATTACTTATATCAAATTCTTTCTTATTCTTATAATATTCAAACGCTGTATGAACTTTACGTTCACTATATAGTATATTCTGCTTTCGATTAATAAAAGTATCTAAAATATGATTAATATCAACCACGTAATCATATTTTAGATCTTTTAGTAGTTTAGAAATTTTAAATTTCTTATTGTAAAAATCTGCAAATGGTATTAAATTTTTAATACTATGCTTATTTAATATTGTTTCTTGAGTTTTTAGAAACCCATTACTACTTTTAAAAGTAAACCTAAACATTTCTCTAACACTATCTATATTATTATTAAAAATTTTAAGTTGACTTTGCAACCCCTCAGTAACAATAGAATGATCGAAACTTTCTTTTACTTTTGCATGAAGCTCGGCACAATCAGTAAACTTTAATAAGTCAAAATTAAACTCGCCGGCGGCCCAAAATGTATGCCAAACAAGTTTATACAAGTCTGATTCATTTATATAGATGTATGCCCATATGTCCCTGAACTCTGACTCATGAACGTAATTAACTATAGTGTTATTTAGATACGAATGAGCACCTGCGTTATCTCCGTAAAAATTAAAATCTTTTTGTATGCCGCAAGCAACACTCAAACATTTTGCAAGGAAATTTCCGTGTGTACCTCCTTGAAATAATAATATAGGTAGGTTAATCATGTTGTTACATCTAAATTGCCGCCCAACAAATCTAGGCGACGCGCATTGAAAGCATCTAAAAGCTCCCAAGAACTAACACAGTACACACGAATGACATTTTCTTCAGTCTTAATCTCCGTAATTTTTATACCTAAATCGTTGGCCAAAAGCTTAACATTTTCTTCAAGTTGTTTAGGCATATAATATGTTGCTATTGGCATTAAATTCTCCATTTAATATATGACTAGCGATAACATTGCCAAAATACTCGCCATTTTTTATTTTAATGATATAATCGCACTTATTATTTTCGGGTGGCTCAAACATCTTATTTGTATCATCATACGATGATTCTTTAATTGTGTCAAGCCAAATTAACACATCTGGCTTAAATATTTCACGTGTACGGCGAGTAGGACAAATAAAGTCACAGATTACTCTACTGCTTTTCTCAAGTTCAGCAACGGCTAGCCTTTGCATGCGTTCTGCTTGTAATAATCTGCCTTTTAGAGAAAAATCAAAATCGCTAGACAAATGCCTTACATCATCAGCGTTATAATAAGCGCATAATAGTTTAGCTTTTAGTATCTTAGCTAAATAGGTTTTACCTGCGCCGGGTAATCCCATTACTAGTATCTTCATTGTCTGTTTTGCCAAAATTTTGATTTATATACTATTTTATAATCCTGCCTCTTGTAATATATATTTAACCCATTCTGTATCAGCATAATAATCTATAAATTTGCGTTTCCAAAAACCCGGGTCGATATAAGAAAAAACTAATTCAACTTGCTCCGGGTTTAATTTATCTAACATTGCAATGCCAGATTCGCAGTTATATACTATCCACGAGCTTATACGGCCTGTTGTAATATGTTGAACTATGCGATTAGTGTTGCCGTAAAGGAAGTAGTGTGCAAACACACTGTTATTTTCCTCTGCCCAATCTTCCATTGTTTTAATACTGCGCTCTAATGCGTCCTGTGCATTTTCTTTATGCAGGTGATTAAATAAAAATTCTTGGTAGATACTATCTTTACACCAGTAGTCTAGTTTTTTATTACTTTCTATTACGTGGTTAATAAACCCTTTAACATTGATAGCACGTATGTTAACTATATGTCTACCAAACTTAACAAACGCATTATAATACGGTGATTCGGAAAAGTCTTGGTAATTTTTAAACTTTGCACTTCCTTGTGTTAATTCATAAAAACGCAAATAAGCTTGCAAACCTAATTGTACACTTACTTCACTTTCTTGTTGTGCTCTGCGTTTTGGTTCGCATATATGTGCTGCTAAAGTACTTTCTTTACGAAAACTTTTATCACAGTATCGGCATTTATATTCCTTTTGCTCCATACTATTATTAGTTATAGCATTAACAATAACTTCTCGTAATTGGTTCATCTCAGTCTAATTAAAGTTTTGATACATAGCTTATGATACTCGCCTATCATTGGTTTTACTAAATCAAAGTCTGGTAAATTTAAAACTTTATACACCTCCTTACAACGATTTACTGTAGTTTTGGTATCTAGATACCAGTCACAATTCCACACGAAATCATTAACTTGATTAATGTAATTGTTATATTCTTCTTGTTCTATATTCTTATTTCTTTTTTTTCTGCCTTCATCCTCAAGATTTCTATAAAAGGAGTAGTAATCTGTTTGTATTTCTTCTATAACTTTCTTATTCATTTCGAAAAACTGTTTTAAATTTTTAGGAGGATCTAGTGGCCAATCACTTCCTTGGATCGTATCCCACTGCTCCTGGAGCACGAAAATGGGGTCCTTACGACTCCTAAAATTGATAAGTGTCACATGATTACTAAATGCTATAGTTTTTGTATTAATCCACAATTTACAATATTCTTTATGTTCTATAAGACTGTGTGTATCAATAAAAAATTTTCTTGTTCCATAACTAAGTTTCGAAATAACTGGATTAAATTCCATATTTCTGACGGTTTCCGATCCGTAGTCTCTAACTACCTCATTTCTTATGCCAAATAATTGTATGCAACCTAGATCGGTCCATTTATTTTTTACTTTAGCAAGTTGTTGTTTAAGTATAGAAAACTTATCTATAGATGATAAGTTACCATTAAGATCACTTTCTGCTAAATCTTTATCTTGCAATACCGCATGTTCACTAAGTCCACAACAATTCATTAAAAACCTTCCGCCGACTCCTCGAGGATATAGAAATATTACAATATTTTTAGTACTAAAGTTTATGTCTTCCATAAATCCTTTCCTGTAATGCCGTGGTCCTCTAACAATTTCTTAATTTCTTGTTTAGTTGTTATGCTGGCTAAACATTCTATTTCATCTTTCTTAAGCAACGGATATAATTTTGCTCTTAAAACCGACCCATTGGTGAAATTGTTTACCCATTCCCGGGCTTGCTGTGCATAACAATTGCCATATTAATTTTGGGTGTTTAGCTAAATCAAAATACATAACATTAACGTTTTGGTTTGTTGCTAACAAATAGTAAGAGGCTAAGTCTTTACTACCTTTTACTATGCTCATGTATCTGTTTAATAAGAATGGGCTTAGTTGCTTTTGCTGGTTAGACGTAAGCCTATCATAAAAACCCATGTCCTTGTTGTCAAGAGCACCAAGTATTGTATTAAGCGAAAGTTTATCGGATAATAGCTTCATTTCCTCCCTCGGGTATTTTTTCATCCACATGAACATAGTACCCTATTATGGGATTTCTGTTGAGATATTCCAGCAAATATTCTCTTGTTGCCTTGGTGCTGTTCCAAATATGCATTTGATAGAGGGGTTCGAACCGATTTTCGTATTTTTTTCTACCAGCATTAAATGAAATACATCCGGCCCATTCAACATTAAACCCGTTCAGGTAATTTGTGAAATAATGTTTCATCATATCATCATGATTGACATTAACATCCGTGCACGGTTCGAACATCAGTCTTAAATATCGTTTGCTCGTTTTCATTTTAGCACTTCTCCTAATATATCTATAAATTTACCATGCTTTAGTAATATCTACAACTTCGTTCTGCTTATTAATTTCTTTCGCACAATATATAACTTTTGGTTTTTCTCCTAGTTCAAGCGGAACAGCTAAAATTTGGCCTTGTTTAAGCTTCGGAAAATACCATTTAACATCACTGTAAAGATCAGTAATATTAATAGGCAAGTATTCTGGGCTAAAACTACTAAGTGGGTTGAAACTAAATGCATTAAAGCCTCGATCATTGAGACTGCTTAAATTAAGCATTTCAAGATCGCCGCAATGTTTTTCCCCAATTAATATTTTCCAATCAACTGGCATTCGAATTATATAACCACCAATATCTAAAACTAATGCTGGGCTATTAAAACTTTCTAAGAAAATTAATGGTATAAAATAATAATCTAAATTACTTGGTTCACTATTATCTAGTATAGCGAAGCGTAAATCATCAACTTCATCCGGAAGTTCATCCATTTCGAACGCTGTGTTCTCTAACGTAAGTATTCGCATTTATTTCCAATCTATTTTTTTGACAGTAAATGGGTATTGTGCCTCTTTGTAAAAATTTTTTCTTTTCGTAAGGTGCCTCTTTGCAAACCTGCATGTAGAGGTGATATCCCATATCTGCACGAAGTCTTTGTCCTCTGCTTTTCTAATCCCTCTTCCGATACTTTGGATAACCCTGATGAAACTTTTTCCGGGTTCCAATAATACCAGATTGAATATACGAGGAATATTAATGCCAACACTAGCCACTCCATAAGTAGCAATAATAACCTTATTGGCGCTAATAGCCACCTCATCATAATGATCTCGACGCTCTTGTGTCTTTGTGCTACCCGAGACAAAAACGGAGCCCGAAATTCGCTTTTGTAATTCTTTTCCTGCATTAATTCTATTTACTAATATTAATGTGTTACCGCCATCTTTAATTTGATTAATTAATCCTGCAATGTAATCAAGCCTGTCTTCTTGCAGTAGTAGGTATTTAAGCTCGCTTTGATAATTATTATATTCAACTAAGTCTATTAATTGTAGCACATTTACTTCACAATTTGCAAGAACTCCTTTATCTTGTAGTTCTTTTGCTGATACCCGATTAACAACAGGGCCAAGGCTACACAATAAACTTATACGTTCAAAATCTTCCTTGGGTATTGTACCTGTTAACCCCCAACGTATAGGTATGCGGCTCATTACACCTGTTAATAACGATTTTAATGCATCGGCTTTAGCCTGGTGTACTTCGTCGACTATTACACATACAACATTCTCTAAAAATTCTTGTATAGTAATCGGCGCTTGTTTGTTCTTTGTGTTTTTAAGCAATATATTCAAGCTTTGCCATGTACAAATAGTGTGCTTGCAACCAAATTCTTTGCTATCACCATAAAATACACCCACATCCAGGCCTAGGTTAATGTAGTCGTCCTCTGTCTGCGTTACAAGGCTTTTATTGGGTACAATAACAATTGTGCGACCGTACTCTTCGCATTTGTGACTTAGTACGGCAGTTATTAGGGTTTTTCCGGCTCCAGTCGCTACTTCCTGTAAACACTGTGAATTTTCAATAAAATTGTTAATAACATCTACTTGATAATCACGAAGCATTATAGGTTCGCCTGCTACTGGATGCCCTATAGGCCATGCTTTGTTACTATAACTGTCTTGTTCTACAGAAGTTAAGTTATAATCTACTTGATAATCTCGTGTATCGTTAAGAGTTACATCATAACCGTCACTTTGTAGTATAGGCAATATTTCTGGAAGCAAATTAATATGAGTATCGCCGCCTAAATGAAAAAATGCTATTTTGCCATCCCAACGCCCTAGTCGCACAGATGGCATGAAGCGGGCACCAGGAATTTCAAACTTAAACTTTTTATTAAGCTTGCGCCGTGTATCTAAATCCAAGCCTTCTATTTTGACGTTAACTTCGTCTGTCTGTGAGCCCCAAGCATCTTTAGTTTGTAACAGGAATAGTTTATCTGCTATTATCTTGTGCCCTTCCTCTAATGGATGCCCGTACGGGCCGTGCGGCGTAGCATATACCCATTCAACAAACCCTTCCGAAGGCCATCCAGCAAATTTGGTCGTGTCTATAAGCTTCCAATAGCCTTGGTTGGTATTTTTATATTTTTGGTTCCGCTGCTGGTTGTCGAATGCATTTACAAAAATGTATCTAATCTTATGCTGTGCAAGAAAACTCTGCAACAAGATAACCTGCCTAAGCCATCTACGATACTCGTGTTCCTCGTTGTTATATCGCGTAATATATTTAATAGATTTTTTTCTGTACAGTAATTTTCCGGAGGTGTCTTCGTTAAACTGCTCTGAGTTACAACCTGGCCATATGTCGTATACGCCCCACTCGTCTGCTAATTCAGTTCTGCCGGCGCTTGTCCAAGCAACTATAACGAGATTAGGGTGTATTTTAGCAATAGCTTGCATAGTTTTTTTAACTATAAACTCATTGCCTATACCACCGCGAGCGCCATTTATAAGGTTAAATTTAAGGCTATTCGCTAGCAATTTAGGCCAGCATTGCTTCTCAGGGTTGGGCAGTTCTTGGCCGTACGTAAAGCTATCGCCGATTGTGTAAAGTAACATAACTGTATTATAGCATAGAAATTGGCAGCGGATCTATTTCTAAATCCGCTGCCTGACTGGTCTGCGATTGGAGGGAGGAGGAGCAGCACCGCAGCCAGTTGTTCCTTAAGAAATCGTTACTGAGTAACGACTGCTAAAAGCAAGAGTGTCAACCTTTTTAGCGTCAAGTGTGCTACCAATAGCAAACTCAGTGCCGGCGTCAACAGTCTTAACAACCTTGTAGCTGATCTTGCCCACAGTCCTTGACTGTTTAAGGAAGACCTTTCTTTTCTCGCCTACCATTTTAACTTTCATCCTTTCCTGTCGATTCGAAAATCTTTTTTATTTTATTGTGACCATGACCTTGACCCAATTGTTATTGTGACCGTGAACGGGGAACCATTGCAAAGAGTTTTAACCTCTTCCTCATCTAGGATCTCACCCGGCTTGTAATTAATGCTGTCCACTATGCGTGTAACCTTGTATACACCTACGTAATCGAATTGACTCGATACCTTGTTTCCAGTCTCGCTATTGTATACATCCTTGTCGAGAATGTCATCGCCACGCAGGCTAACGCTCGCTTCGCGGCGGAGTGCTTTCATGCGCGCCATCTTGCGGCCGCGGCCGCGCTCGAGAATATTGCTAACCGACATTATATACTCTAACTCTATACTACTATTTGACATTATATATCTCCTTATGTTATTGTAACCGTAAACAAAGTTACCATTAACTACGTTTCATGCAAGTGTTCTCGGCAAGCGCCTTCCACTTTTTTGAAATCTTCTTAAGGTCGCCGATCTTTAGCGCCATACGCAAGCTTACTTCCCGGAATTTATTTTTGTTTTTATACATAAAGTCTAGGATTTCCTTTTCTTCTTTTTTGCTAAATTTGTAACCCCGAAACAATTCACCCTTGCGAGCAATTTGCTTAATCCGCAGTAGTTTATCCCGCATTGTATCCAATGTTAGATCAAGGTAGTGGCACCGACTCTGCAGAGCAGCTAAGTGATCCTGTAACTTTTTGCTCTTAATGTGTTCAAACTGCAGGTTAGTAATGAAGCAAATACTACCTTCGAAGTTAAATGAATCAGGAATACCTTCCTGCCTCAACTTGGCGCTATCTGCGTTCCAGCAAATTCGACGCTTCTTACCGCTATCGAGCGCGGCCTTCAAAATGTTTAGTGACAAATCATCAAAGAACACCGTGTCGCAATCGTCAAACACTAAAACGCTGCCGGCGGCGGCGAACTTGTACAGTTTGCAGTACAAGCCAAGAGCAGTCATAGCTCCCTTAACAACCTCAAACTTGCGAGCCTTGCCACTAATGTCATCGAACAAACTCTGTTCCTCGAGCACCTTTTCTACGCCGAAGCTCTTACCAACACCTGGCGGCCCAGTAACAATTAACGCTCGAATATTGCCGCTCTTAAGAGCACCAGTCATCTCCTCGAGAATATCGAAACGCTCTGCAATCTCTCTCATGCGCTTTTCGTCAGCATTATTGCTAGGCTTTGTTTCTTTTGTTTCAACTGCCTCGGTAACCTTAACTATAGCATTAAGTTGCCTATCGTAAAGGTTCTTTTCAACGAATGTGGTGTTGGCTGGGTCACACTTGACTCGGATCTTTGCGCGGTCCGGTCCAAGAATTTCACTGCCATTGACAGTGATAAAATAGCCATTCACGCCTTTCTTAAAATTACGAATTACCGGAAACACTTTGTCCCGAATCGGGGTGTTTTGGTAACTTCCGTGCTTGATCAAAATGTATGACATTTGCTCCTCATTTCCTTAAGCTCATCCTACAATTATATAATAGCACACATACGCTATGCGTCAACTGTTTTTAAGCTATTAATAACAAAAATTGACATTACGCGAACTGTGACCATGTGTTGGAGGGCTTGAAGCCCAATTTTAACAATTCGTAGCCGGCTTTATAAAGGAACTTCTCTTGCCGGCGGGCGGCCGCTGCACTAATTAGAGAATATAAAGAAAGGTTTTCGGGGGACAGATCGCCATCCAAAGAGTCGAAAATTCTATAAGCAATTTTTTGGTTAATATTATTAATATCTGTACACCGTAAATTAATACAGCTATCCACATATGTTGTTAAGTTTTTCATTCTGTCTCTTTCCGGATCATCAAACTCAGCGTGGAAAACGTCTACTTTCATAATTTGCTCCTAATTAACTTTAATGTGGCTATCGTGAGTTTCGGGAGTGTAGTCCTCGGAAACAGACTCGATTAACGAGAGACATTCCTTTTTATTGTCCCAAACGCCGTAGTAACCGGAATGCTCGGACCCGTCGTAGTCGCCCCAAGAAACATTCCACGTTCCATCACCGTCCATGCTTTTGGAAATACGGGCCTTAGGAACGGTATTAGTTGTTTCATATTCCCCAGCGCAAATCCGGCGTGTCTTAACGATGGTTTTGAAAAAACGTGTCACCCGACTGCCTCCAAAGTCTTAATGTTTTTGATAGCCTCTACTGTAACACTATCATACCCAAACTTCTTTGTAAGTTTATAGAATTTTGACCGAGCTTCGTCATCAGTGTCGAACATGTATACCTTACCGTACTTCCCGGTAATGTGGAAAAATGCAGACTTTTCCTTCTTTGAAACAATCTTGATCTTGCTCATATCTACATACTCCAGTAAGTTTCTGTACTCGGGTCACAACATCCGCCGACATCAGCCCGCCTAATCTTAACGGTCTTCTTATTGCCCATGATGCTAACAACTTCAACCATCTCGTTAGCGGTCTTTGCGCCTGTCTTGTCGTAGTCAGCAATGCTAACTGCCCGGAGGCTGTCAACATCGTCAAGCAGCGCCTCGGCGTCGGATAGCTTTTTCAGCAGCCGCGTCAAAGAGATCTTTGCTCCGCGCAGCGTATTGAAATACTTAGTAACCTTGCCAGTATGAACGTTGTAAATAACTGCGTTCGTATTCCCGATGTACATTAGTTTCTCCTCATTTCCTATCTATATAATAGCACGCATACGTTATATGTCAATTGAAATTGGCAAGAAAATTCATTTTTTAGCCTGTTTTTTCTTAAAAACAGTTGACGCATAGCGTATGCGTGCTATTATATAGATAGGAAATGAGGAGTTACACAATGGTTGAAATTGGTACAAAGATTGAGTTTAATTATGGTGCTATGCATCCCATAGAGTTTGGTGTCGTAACCAAGGTTAAGGACAGCATCGCTACCATCAGGGGTGACACAGGGTTCATCGAAGAGATTAACCTTTCTTGCATCAAGGTGATGGGTGAAACCACTGTTAATGGTTCGCCAATTGGAGTTTTTGCAGTATGACAATATATGTTTCAGAAAGTTCAC